GGATGCACGTTATGTCAATGCGTCTGGTGATACTATGACGGGGGCTTTGACGATAACTGAAACGTCAAACCAAGCCCTCAATCTGACAACCACAGGTCTTGGCTCTCAGGTAGTTTATCAAAGTTCTTCCACAAACACCCCGTGGTATACAGGTATTGCTGGCAACGCAAATGATGACTTCTTGATTTATCAAGGTGCTACAGCAAATGCTGGTGACATTTATATGTATACTAATTCATATGAAAGGATGCGGGTTCACAAAGATGGCTATGTGACCATGCCGTATCAGCCAGCGTTCTCTGAGCCTGCTTACACCAACCATTCGGTTACTACTGCTGTTGATGTTTACATGACCTCTAGTAACGTGTTTGCTGACACAATTTCTGGGACGCAAACAAATGTAGGCAATCATTGGAATGCATCTACAGGCAGATTTACTGCTCCAGTAGCAGGGTACTATCAGTTCATACTTAGCTATAGTGTAATATTTAGTTCTGGGTATTTCTACGTTTATCTTAAAAAGAACGGATCAACTATGGCGTATGCACCAACTAATCAAGATGGTGATTGGGAACATAGAACTTTAAGCACAATTATTCATATGCATGCCAACGATTATATGCAAGGCTTCTGGACAAACAACTATTCTGGTGGCAACATAGGCCACTGTCATTTCTCTGGTCGATTGGTATCTTAGGCTAAACACAGGAAAGGAAACAACACATGTCTAACGCAAGAGACTTTGCTTCACGGGTTCCTGTGGATGGTGCTTTGTCGAACAGGAATCGTATCATTAATGGAGACTTTTCTGTAAGCCAAAGAGCAGATTATTCTTCTAGTACGTCTATCGCATCAGGTGCATATTCTGTTGATCGTTGGAAAGCGAATGATCCGTTTAACATTCAACGTTTTACAGGGCAAGTAATTGATGGCACAAGAACAAATTATGTTAAAGTGTCGTATAACGGCACACAAACAATGGGCTTTATGCAGCTTATTGAGGACAGAGATTATGAAGTTCTTAGGGGCCAAACCATAACAATCTCTGCATATGTCCGAACAAACCAAGCCCTCTTTGGTTTTAGGCTTTATGACGGGAGCCAAAACTACGGCCCACGTTTTACCGCCGATGGAAACTGGCATAGAGCGACTTGGACACTTACTTGGTCACCAAGTTCACCATCGTATTTTCAAATAATGTTTGATACCTATACGGGTACTTTTCCAACTATAGGTTCTGGCGATTACATGGATATTGCAATGGTTCAGGTGGAAATCGGCGACACACCAACGGACTTCGAGCATGAGCCATACTCAGTAACCCTCCAGAAGTGCCAGAGGTTTTATACAAAGAACTCCTCTAGTGCAGTGTATCAAGCATTTATCCCTTCTGGTTTTACTGAAAGGCAATTTTATACGTTTTTCCCAGTTTCAATGAGGACTAACCCGACTGTAACAACAGCGTTTTCCACTGGATCAGCTACAAATGTTTTAATTGGAACAAGCGAAGTTAAATGGGTTCACAGTTCTAGTAATTTTACAATATCTAGTTGGACAGCAGATGCGGAGTTATAACCCATGAACAACATGCAAATCACATCAGCCCAATACGTTGTAAACATCGAAGGAACCAACACATCCATCCGTGCCACCATCGACGGGCAAGAGTTGTTCGTCCCCCTTGACCCCAGCAACCGCCACTACGCAGAGATCATGCGTCAGGTTGAGGCTGGTGAGCTAACCATTCAGGAAGCAGAAGCATAAATGTTAGGCTTTGGCGCATACTCACAGTTAGCATTTTCACAGGCTATACCTAGTGCCTTTGCTCTTCTTACGTTAAGCTCTGTAGCAGCAGCCTCTACAGCACAGCCTGTATTGTATGACGCACAGGGTGCAGCCTCTCTTGTATCTACTCTATCTAGCACAGCTATCAGTGGCTTTACTAATGTGTATGGCGAAGCTAACATTACGCCCAGCGCAGTATCAGGTACGTTTAACCTTGATATAGACTATGATGCTAAAGCTAACTTGACAGTAAGCTCTGTAAGTGGTAGCATTAGTGCTAACGCCTTAGCTGATATAGATGCACAAGCAAGCACTATACTATCATCTACCTCTGCTTATCTGACGATATACCTAACAGATTTTGCTGATGAAGATGCACAAGCTAGGGCGTTCATCCCACCTGCTGTAGCTACTGGTAACGTTAACATAGACTATGATGCTAAGGCTAATACAGTCTCGTCTAATGTTTCTGCTTCTACAGATATATCTGGGGTTGACACAGAAGCTAAAGCCAATACAACTATTGCTACACAGCTACTACAGTTTGTATCGCCAGACGTTGATACGTACAGTGTTAACAACATCTCGATTGGATCTGTAAGTGCTGTATTTAATTTAGACATAGAGTATCAGCTTAATAACTTTGACTATGAAGCTCTAGCAGATAGTTATGAAACAGATAGAACTATATATCTACCAACATATTATGAGAACCCATTAATCTATGTTGCAGAGGAAAACTATACCGTATACGTAGATAAAGCACATGCTAATAACACGGTATACATTAGATCGTAAGGAATAACTATGGCATACAAGTGGCCTGATAAAGATAAAGATGAGATTATTGACTACAGTGTAGACTGGTCACGCTTCCTTGGTGATGACATTATCTCTGCTGTAACGTGGTTTATTGATGATGCATCTGGTGTTAAGACACAGGTAGTTGATGCACAGGTAATTAATGGCATTCAGTTTGTTACTGGTACTAATACAGAGACTGTGGCTACCGCTAGGTTTAGCCTTGGTACAAACAATGTGCGTTATAACGTAACCTGTCGTATCACTACTAACGAAGGCTTGCAGTATGAACGTACTATCTACCTACGTATTAAGGAGAAGTAAGGATGTCCTATGATTACATTGGCCTAGTGAACGATGTTAACCGTCGCCTTAATGAAGTAGAACTTACTTCTGCTAACTTTGCTACAGCTACAGGTTATTATAGCTTTGCTAAGGATGCAGTCAACCAAGCTATTCGTCACATACAACAGGAAGAGTATGAGTGGCCTTGGAACCACGTTGAAGAAAATGAGGTTCTAGCTGTAGGTGTTGCACGTTATAGTATCCCTTACGATGCTAAAACTATTAACATGAATAGCTTCCGCATTAAACGTGATGCTACATTAGGTACAGACACACGTAAGTTAAAAGTACTTTCTTACGAAGAATACCTTGACAAATACGCTGATTCTGAGTATAACTCTAGTAATGCAATACCACAATACGTAGTACGTACCCCTAGCCGTGAGCTAATCTTCCACCCTAAACCTGATAAACAATACGAATTGGTATATGAATATTACCGTTCAGGCTATGACTTAGACAGATATAACGACGTACCAAGCTTACCTGAACCATATCGTTATGTTATTGTTGATGGTGCTATGTATAACGTTTACCAATTCCGTGGTGACATGCAAGCTGCACAATTAGCATTTGAAAAGTTTGAACAAGGCATTAAACAATTACGTAGTATTCACATTAACCGTACTGAATATCTACGTGATACAAGAGTTTCTTTCTAATGGCAACACAGTGGCAGACATTCCCTATAGAGTTTAAGGGTGGGTTGATCTCTAACCTTTCACCATTGCAACATGGTACTAATGCTATAGGTTCTGCTACTGTACTGCAGAACTTTGAGCCTGACAAAGCTGGTGGTTATACCAAAATACAAGGCTACACTAAGTGGGATACCGACATTGTACCAGGATCTGGTCCAGTGCTAGGTGTTAAAGTAGTAAGTGATGGTGAAGTTGTAGCTATAAGAAGTAACACTGCATCAAGTGTAGTATATCATAGTTCAGGTAGTGGTTGGACACCTATCTTAACTATGACTGCTAACGGAAGCCTAGTTAGATTTGAAGAGTTAAACTTTGGGTCTGGTAATAAAGTATTAATGGTAGATAGTGTAAACTATCCTGTAGTCTTTGATGATACAACTAATACAGCCACCTCCATTACTTCATCTGCAGATGTACTAGGTGCAGAATATGTAGCTGTATATAAAACAACTACCTTCTATGCCAAAGACAATAACTTGTACTTTACTGCTCCATCTACATACGATGACTTTAGTCCTGCTAATGGTGGGGGTGTTATCAATGTAGGCAACACCATTACAGGTCTAGCTGTTTTCCGTGATCAGTTAATTGTCTTTTGTCGTAACAGTATTAAACGACTAACAGGTTCTACAATCTCAGACATTACATTGCAACCAATTACAGATCGTATTGGCTGTATTAGTGGTGATACTATTCAAGAGGTTGGTGGTGACATTATGTATGCCGCACCTGATGGTATACGACTATTGAGTGCTACTGATCGTATTGGTGACTTTGGTTTGGACATTGCATCTGACCCTATTGCTAAAGATGCTTTTGATTTACTTTCTACAGGCACACACTTTTGTTCTTTGGTTATACGTGAGAAAGCACAGTACCGTGTATTTTCTTACGTGCCATCTGAACAAGCAAGTGTGTCTAAAGGATTACTTACTACTAAGTTTATATCTCAAGGTGCTGGTGGCTTTGCTTGGGCTACTACTAAGGGTATTAAAGCGTACTGCTCAGACAGTAAGTACACATCTTCGTATACTGAAACAGTAGTATTTGCTAATGAAGATGGCTACGTATATGAGCTAGATACTGGTAGTGACTTTGATGGTTCTATTATTGAGGCTATCTATGAGTCTCCATATATGCCTATTACAGACCCACAAACACGTAAGACATTTTACAAGATGACTTTATATGCAGACCCTAATGGTCCTATGGAGTTAGATGTTAACTTTAAATATGACTTTGATGCATCTACCAATACAGGCGTTATACAGCCTAACACATTTACGGTATCAAGTGCTGGTAACTCTGTATTCTTTTATGGCGGTACTGCATCTGTATTTGGTACTGCTACATTTGGTGGTGAGTTAGATAAAGTATATAACTCAAACGTTATTGGATCAGGCAAGACAGTAGCTATACGTATGGAAGACAGTTCCACTAACCCAAGAT